GGCCTTTGATGGTTTAGGGGTGAATGAGAAGAATAGGGTGAGAATTAGTAAGTGCTTCATGCTTTCTCGATCTTTAATTTATACTTTTTGCCATTCTTGATAAAAAATGCTGGATAGCTCTCATTATCAACAATTCTAAATAAATTAAATTGCTCGTTGATTGTTTTATTTAAATCTAATTCTGATGATTCCGAAGTCCTGCGCTTATAGAAAGATTCTGGGCCAGATTGAGGTTTTGGAGTTTTTAATTCATCATAATTATTTACAAATTCCAAGCACATTTTAATTCTTTTTCTGGCTTGCAAGTCACGTAATTCTGGGTTTAATTCGTGGCCTTCTAGCCGCAAAACATCTTTAAAATAATATGGCCCATTATCAACTTTTTCATCAACTTCAAACATGGTAAAAACTATATCATTTTTACCTTCCAAAACCTGCCAAGGAAGAGGAGCCCAGCCTTTACCTTGAGGTAGATCACTTTCGTGAATCACAATATTATGCTTATTAAGATTTAAATACGGCTTTGGCATGATAGTATAAAGACTTAGTGCGAATAGTATGTCTCCACGATCTATATCATCAATTCTATCGATACATTTTACTTCATGGCCTCTTTTTCTTAGCTCCTGAGCCAAAAAATCTGTATATTTTGTAAACCAGCTATTTAGTTGTGTTAGGATAGATATTTTCATTATTTCACCTCAATTTTAACATTTTATTAATTGTATATTTACCACACCACACTGGAAAAGCCGCTCTGATGCTGTTAGGTTCTTTATGAGTTCCATTGTTCAAGTTGTTGGCGTAGATCCCTGCAAGATATAAAATATCCCATCCAGGTGCTTCTTTTTTAGCTCTCATCAGGGCTGCGTCATCCAAAGATTGATAAATATCAGACGGCTTCCAAAGGCTCTTTTTTGCTTCTCCCTCAAAACTTTGTTTTGAAAACTCCGCCTCTTTGATTTTTTCAGCAATCATTTTTTTAATTTCATTCACAGATAAATCTGGAGTTTTTTCATTTGGGTTAAGATCTGGTTTAAGATCTGTTTCTTTATAATTGGCAAATTTGCCAATTGGATTTTCTAATTCTGCCAAATCGATTTGGCTATTTTGCGAAATGGATTTGGCATTTTCACCATTTGCATTTGGCAAATTTGCCAAATCAGTCCTATCTTGCTTTGATGGCGCTTCTCTTAAAAATCTAGCCTCATCAGTAAAAGCATACCAACAGGTTCTATCGTGAGGATTGGAGTTGTAATTTCCTTTTATAATTACCCCTTTGTCAACCAAATTATCAATCAATCTTCTTATTTGATCCTTGCTCCAAAATCGAAATAGTTTAGCAAAAGCATCGTTCTTATTCCACGTCCAAGTTCTACCATCGAAAAAATTATGGTTATTAGCTTTATTTTTTCTAATCCAAAATCGAAAATGATAAATAAGCACGGCCTCTCGATCACCAAATTCTATCGCCTCATCTTCCTCAAATTGAAAAGCCATATTTAAAATATTAATTTAATTTTAGTTCTTCCTTTGCCTCTGCCTAAAGGTTTCGACAAACCAAATTTTTTAGCATAAACCGAAACAGTAGCAGGAGAAACCTTTAGTTTCTTCGCTGCTTCTCTGTTAGAATTTCCGTAGTATATTTTTTTAAATTGTTCTTTGTCCATTGTTTGCTAAATTTTTAATCAAAAACTATATCATTCTTAATTCAAAAAATTAAATTGTCAAATATTTTTGATTTATTCTTTTCTCGTTTTAAAAACTTTCCAAAAATCATCGATATCAACCTCCTGTCTAGCCACTCCTCTAACGAGCATGACTATCTTTTTTCCGCTTTCCTCTTTGATTCCTACAACCTCGTATTCTCTGCCGTCTTCTATATCAATATATTTTTCAGCTAAAGAAATTTTAAGCATGACTTACCTCATCTCTTTTAAAAGCGCCCACTATTCTATCTAGAACCAAGCCGTCTTTTGAGATTTCTACGACTTTAAAAACTAAACCTTTCTTTAAAAAAGGGTATTTTCTGCGATCTATTTTAACCAAATCCCCAATTTTTATTTTTGCATTTTTTTTCATATTTTCTCCGTTTTTTATTGTTGATATTAAAAATTTTCCTCAATCTTTTTAAAAACCTCGATTTTTTTAATCCTAGACATGATTTCTACTTTTTCGTATAGAACAGTGTAAAATTCTTTTTTAAGGCTTCTCAGCCTCAAATTTATGCCATTTAATTTAATTTTAAGTTCTTCTTCGATTTCTATTTTGTTATTTTTCATTTTTTCGTAATTTTAAAGATGCTTCAGTTAATTTTTTAATCGCAATGACAATTTCGTCTAGCTCTTTGCCAATAAATTCTTCTTCAAAAAAAGCCAGCGTTCCAGAGATTAAGGTGATCCCTAGATCGCAGTTGAAAGATAGCGACTCTTCTTCACTCATGTTAGCGAGCGAATATTGCTGAATCAAAAAATCAATGATTTTAAATTTTAATTCTACATTATTTATTTTTTTCATAAAAAAATCCCTTAAACCCTAAAAAATATAAATATAAATATAAACTAAGGAAGTAATGCTTCCTTAGAAAAATTTAAGGAAACTAGAGCATGTAGCCTCGTCTCATTTTGGGGCTGTTAATAAAATTGTTAATAACTTTAAAATAAATCAAAATTGCAATTTATTTTGATTTATTTTTTCACTAAAATTAACTTTTACTTCTGTTGAAGGTTTTGAAGAAAAAAGTTTTTCCAAAGTGTTCTTGTAATATTGAAAATTTTTATCTTTTTCTGAGAGCATTAAAAAAGATTCTTGAATATCTTTTTCATACAAAAAAACTAAAGAATTAAAAAATTCAGGAGCTTTATTTCCATATCTTTTGAAATCTTTGTGAATTGCCGAAATCAAAGATACTCCCTTTTTCGTGTAGCCGTAGCGCATAGAATATTTTAAAAAAGAAGGAAGATATATCATATGATTGGCAATGTCATATTGAAGCAGGCTAGGCACTTCTTTATTGAAAAAATCAATAATTTGTTCCGTTTTTTCCATGTCTATGTTAGCGCCAACTGACATTTCACCCCTGCCGATTTTATAAATTCCAGTGTGTGTGAGAGCACAATTTTGCAGGCCGCAGATAGCATAAGTATAAATCCACCTATGCTCCACAGTTAAATTTCTAAGTCTTTCATCAGTGAATACTCGATGAGAAAGAACCCTATATTCTGCTGTCATCCTAGCCTCCTTTTTTAAGATTTTTTTCACACCAAGTTTCTATTCCTAGAAGTGGGAACTCAACACGATCTAGAAAGATCTGAAGCTTTCTGTTGTCATTAAATATAGTATTCCAGCGTACAGTTTCTTTTTCTGTTTCTAGTCTTTCTAGATCCATTTTCTGAAGTTCTCGTATATATGCACGAAACGAAAGAACCTTCCTGGGAATTACTATTTTGCTTGCTTTTTTTTTAGGAATCGCTGAAATTAAAAAAGCGGTATTTTCATGTGAATAAAAGTTTTCTACATTCATCATACGATATCGTTCATTTAAAGTTAAAAATGGTGGCCAGAGAGACGGCCCGGCAAGGTTTTTATTTTAGTCTCTCTGGCCATAGGGGATGCTAGAACTTCTTAGTTCTAGCATCTATTCTCTTTTTCATTTCCTGAATTTTTTTGTTTATTTTTTTTAGAAATCTTCTTTTTAGAAAAATTTTCAGAAACAAAGTAAACATTTTTAAAAAAAACTTTCCAAAGAAAATACCTAAAAAAATGCTTACAAATAAATATTGTTTCAAAAAAATACATATCAATATCAGAAATAGAAAAAGAGTCGATTTTACTTGACGTTTGACCACGCGACAACCGTTTCTTTATTTAGATCTTTTTTTATTCCGGCATAGAGATCTAAAGGCTTCTCGCGGCATATAGAGCATAATAAGAAAAAGAAGATGGTTAAAAATGATAGAGTGATAAGAAAAAAGTCATTGACTTTTTGTAAGATTTGATTTTTCATAAAATAAGGTCTAAATATTGTTAAAAAGATAGTGAAGACTTAGTCCTGTTCTAGCAGGCAAAAATCCCTCCAGGGATATGGTTCAGGCTGGCAATAGTCGGCCTGAATCTTGATTAAGATGTTCAGATTTTGTTTCCTCCTTTTTTTGAATTGTAAATAAATTGCCCTCGGTAGCCGCTAGATATAGAGCTACTTTTTGAGCTTGTTCATATGTGCCGCAAGATATTTCTCTTGGCTCATGGGTGAAGATGTTGATTAGTTGGAACATATTTCTATTATTTTGTTTATTATTATATCCCCCCAGCACCCGCACATGACGCGCGGGGCATAACCAAAGGGGGAGGTTATTCTTATGAATGTGAAAAAAATTCTTTTTCAAACTCTTCGTCATTTAAAAAATATCCTTTTTCCGAGCCGTCTTCTTTTTCTTTTTTATAAATAGCACAGTTTGTTGAATTATTTTTTTGTATCACATGATATTCTATGCGTTGATCGTCTGTATTTACCGAACAAACTGCAAAAAGAGCCTGAAAATTATAGTGTATGTCAGCAACGGGCTGACAATAATAATAATTATAATTCGAATAGAGCAATCTTGAAGCTTCTTTTATTGAGATGATTTTAGCGTTTTTTTCAATTTTCATATTTCCCCTTTATTTTTTTATTAATTAATTCGTGATGATGAAAAAGATAATAAGATAAAAAAATAATATGTCAAGCATGAAATTAATGAAAAAGATACAATTTCATTAATTATTATTCTTCTTTTTCTTCTTAAGCCTTTATTTATCTAGCTTCTCAGTTAATAAAGTTAGCGTCTCATTATGAAACATACACTATTTTTCTTGACTTAATTGCTTTTTTATGACAAAATCTTTTAAATTAATAAATCAATATCAATTTGATGACAAATAACTTAAAATCATATATCATTGAAAAGTGGCCTGAACGCTTTAAAAAGTCGGGCTTAAATCAAAAGCAGTTTGCGGCGTATAGCAAAGTATCTCGTCCTGCGCTCAGCGAAATTCTAAGTGGAAAAAGGAAAAGTATTCATCAAAGCACTATTGATAGAGTAGAAAAGACTTTTAAAGATTTGGGTGTTTGAAAAGCAAAAAATTTCCGAAATATTGTAAGCCTTATCTCGAAAAGCTAAAGTTGATTGAGAGGATTTTGGAATAGAAAAATTTTGAGATTTTTATTTATTGACAATTTATTTTAATTCTTGATTATTTATTTTGATTTTTTCCTGCATTTTTTAAAAAGAAATGCAAACATCTTTTGTTACAGAAGTTTCTCACGAAATTAAGAATTTTAAAAACAGAAAAGGCAATGACAATCTTAACCATAAAGCCTTAGAAAACTACAGAAGAAGCGGCATAGCTATAGCTGTTTATCGGATGCGAAATGGGCTAACTGGAGCAAGCAAGATTAACCCTTTAGAAAGGCTCTTAAAAAAAGAAATAATAACTCAACAAGAGTTTGGTGCTGCTTGCAAATATATAGACGATTTTGAGCTTGCTCACATGTCTCATCATGCTAGACCTAGTTATGACGGCACGCCAATATCGAGCGTATCAAGCAATTTTATAAAAGAAAGAACTATACCACAACATCAATTAAATGCGGCAGCTAGAATTGAAAAGATAAAGCAAGCAATCGAAGAAATAAGCAAACCGAGACAAATAAAAAACTTTAAAGATTTTAAAAATCACAAAAGCGCTCATCGCAATACTACGAGAGACAGAAGACTGACGGAAGTTTTAGATGTTATTTTTGAGAAACAAATGACAATCAATGCTGCGGAGCAATATTTGCATATAGGGCACAGATCTTTAGAAGAAAAAATTAAAGAAATTTGTGAAATTATTTTAGAATTTTAAAAAATATACTTGACAAATTCCAACCAATAATTTTTAATGTTTTTGCTAGAATGGCCTTTTTAGTTTCAACAGCAGGAAAAATCATTTAAACCGCTCGCTCTCGTATAGAGACGAGCGGTTTTTTATTGGCCACAATTTTATTTTTTATGAAAAAAGTAGTTAAAAAAGAATTAGCAAAAGCCGTCAAGAAATATGAAGGCTCTAGAGCTGATATGAAAGCTGATAAAAAAGCAGCAATGAAAATAATCGCTAAAAAGAAAAAATGAACATTTGGAAACCGATCATCTTATCTAAAATACCAGGGGCTTATTTTCTTAAAGATGAAAAAGACTCCGATTTTCTCACTTCCCCACATGCTACAGATTATTTGCTAGCATTGCGTTTAAAAAATGAAGAAATCACCGCTGGTTATTATACTAATGACGGGAATTTTTTCGATATTTTGCAAAATAAAATTTTAGATTATATCGAAGATAAGGAAGTAAAAAGCTGGTGTTTATTAAAAGATTTTTTAAAAACCATAACTACAAATTAAATGCAAGACTTTGTTGCGAGATTAATCAAAAATAATTCTGAACAATATGGATCCGATGGAGTTCATTTTTATCAAAATGCTAGAATTTTCGTTAATTTTGTTGTTAGTGGAAATGGCAAGGAGTTTGATATTTTAGAATTTAAGAGAATTACGCACTATTAAATGAAAGAGAAGGTTAAGAAAAAGGCGCAGAAAAAAAAGCTTACTATTAAACAAAAAAAATTCATCAAAAATTATTTAAAGACTGGCAACGGAACTCAAGCAGCAAAAGATGCTGGATATAGTAAAAACTGCGCTCAAGAGATAGCCAGTGAAAACTTATCAAAACCTATTATTCAACAGGCTGTAGCTTCTGCGGCTGAAAAATTAGGAATTTCTGCTGAATATGTTTTAGGAAATTTTAAAGAATTTATTGAATTTGGAAAAAAGAAAATAATCAAAGCCAAGCAAATTAACGGCGAGATTTTTAATGAAGAAGAGCTTGCTGACGCTCAATTAGCTTTTAAGTCAAACGAAGCCTTGGGTAAACACCTAAAACTATTCACTGACACTGTAGAAGTGACAGGAAAAGATGGCGAAAGCATTGCTGCTATTAGCGCAAAAGAAAAACTAGAATTAGCAAAGCAGATAGCTTTGACTCTAAAAAACATTTAAAAATTTATGGCACTAACAACAGAAACGCAATTATTTCAAGTTCAAGAAGGTCAGGGATTCGCAATTAATTGTCCTTCTTCAGTTATATCTAGATCACTGTCTGCAAATACTTCAGTGAACATTAGTATTTCGAATCTTGCTGACGCAAGTGGCGACTTGCCAACTTATTTAATATTTTCAGGAAACGGAAATTTTTATGTTCGCTGGAACGCTTCAAGTGCTTCAATTCCAGGAAACAATTCTGATGGCACGGCTGCTGAATTAAATCCAGGGGTACGTAAAATCACAAATAGCATAACTCAATTTAGTATCATAGCTCCTGCTGATATGATTCTTACTATTCTTCTCTACAGAGGAAATTAACTTTAACTTAAATTAATAAAATTATGTCTAGACCAAACGGCTTACAAGAAGCAACTGCATTAGATAACTTCGGATATTATATTGAACCAGATAGCCAAATTCAAAGAGCTTATTTGGGCGAGTGCAACGGTGTTGATTTGTTAAATATCAAAAAAAACAGAACAGTTGTAAAAACAATAACCTCTGCTCAACTTTTAGCATTATTTACAACCCCAATTTCAATTATTGATGCTCCTGCAACTGGTTTTGCAATTGTAATCAATAGATTTGTTGCTCGTCATGGAACTGGCACGGCTTACAGTGGCATAGCTTCTGGTGAGGATTTAGTTTTAAAATATACCAACGCTTCTGGCGCAGAATGCTCTGGTCAAATGGAAACAACAGGCTTCTTAGATCAAGCAACTGCACAAATTCGTTCAGTTCTAGGTGTTGCTGTAGCTCCAGTTGATGCAGCTGCTGTAGTTCTTCACTTATTATCTGGCAACATTACAACTGGCGACTTTGATTTAGAAGTTCTGGTTGATTATGATGTCATTCCAACTGATTTTGCTGCTTAGTTAATCACAAATGCTAGACGAAATCCTAGCACGACTTGAAAAAATGTCGCCTGAGCAGATTGTTGATCTGCAAAGCAAAACTAATCAAGTTGTTCCTAAGCAAATATGGTATCCGCACCCAGACAACGACCCCCAATGCAAGGCTTATTATTCAAAAGCCGACATTACATTATTCGGCGGGAGTCCAGGTGGCGGTAAAACGGCTCTTGGTTTAGGGTTAGCAATAACTCAACATACCAGGAGCCTAATTGTGAGAAAGCAATTCACTGATCTTGACGGTGTAATTGATAATCTTGAGGGCATGATTGGCACGAACAGAGGAATAGTTCGTGGTAATCGCCCAAAATACAAAGATAACAAAAGAACTATTTATTTCCAAGGCATGGGAACCAGTGGCGATATAGACACTGGAAAACAAGGAAACGCTTTTGATTTTATATATATTGACGAAGGCGCACAATTTCCTGAAAATGATGTAAGATTACTGATTGGTTGGAATAGAAGAGGGGCGGGAGTTCCTGAGTCTCAAAGGTGCAGAATCTTAATTGGTTCAAATCCTCCAACAAATTCAACTGGTGATTGGCTTGGAACTTTCTTTGCTCCTTGGTTTGATCCGAGACATCCTAACCCTGCTAAATTTGGGGAATTGAGATGGTTTTATTTTGATAAAGATGGTAAATCAATTGAAACAGAAAACAAAGAGCCTTTTGAAAGTAATGGTGAAAAATTTTACCCACACTCAAGAACTTATATTTTTAGCGCTGTTGAGAATAATCCTTATCTTGACTCCGAAGAATATAAAAAGAAACTACAAACAATACCCGAGCCATTTAGAGGGCAACTTTTAAGTGGAAACTTTCTAGCGGCAAGAGTCGATCAAGCCGCTCAAGTTATACCTACTTCTTGGGTCCAAATGGCAAATGAGCGTTGGGATAGAGCTAAAGGTCTTCCCCCTCAAGGTGTCCCAATGTGTAATATCGGAGTTGATTGCTCTGGCGGCGGCAAAGATCCTGCAATTTTAGCCCCACGTTTCGATCATCATTATTCTAAGCTAATTAAATTTGAAACTGTAATAAATGAATATGGTTCTCAAATAGCTGGTGAGGTTATCAAAATCAGGAGACACAATAGCGATGTTACGCTTGACATGGGAGGTGGCTATGGTTCTGGTGCTTATATCATCTTAAAAGAAAATATAGGAACTAGTTGCTTAAAATCATATCAAGGAGGTTCGGCTCCTGAGGCGAGAAGTGCAGACGGCAAACTATCGTTCTTAAACCTTCGCTCACAGCTTTATTGGCAATTTCGTGAAGCTTGCGACCCCGATCAGGATGGCGGATCATTAATTGAATTACCGCCTGATTCAAGGTTATTAGCTGGTTTAACCGCTCCAACATTTGAAATAAGGGGCACTAAGATTGCAGTTGAGTCAAAAGAAAAAGTTAAAGAAAAGTTAGGTTATTCACCAGACGAAGCCGATGCTGTAGTAATGGCATGGTGGAAGGGTAAAAAATTCTTAACACAAGAAGGTGGATTACAAAATTTTTATAAATCACAATCTTTCAGTCATGTGCCAAGAGGGCAAGTGATGTTAGACAAATATCAACATAGAAGAGGAGTTTAATGTCTGGAAATCAAGCTGGGGGAGGCGGAATAGGCGCAACAGTAGGTGGTATTATAGGTGCTGTAGCTGCTGGTGCAGCCACGGGTGGCCTTGGTGCTGGCGCTGGTTTTGCTATTGGCGCTGGATTAGGGGGGGCGACTGGAGCCGCTGTGGGCGGAGCTCAAGATGCGGCAAGAGCCTCAGCTAGAATGGCCCGTTCTTTAGCGACTCCCACAACTAAGTCCCCAGTTATACCTAACGCAAACAGTGATTCAGTTAATCAAGCTAAATTAAAATCATTATTTAGTTTACAAAACAGAAGCGGAAGAGCATCGACTCTTTTAACAACAGCAACAACAAATAAATTCGGTGGATAATCCTAGCAAAGCAAAAACAGCGGCTTTGCTCTCAAGAGGGCAAACTATTCTTACTTACAAAGTAAGTCTCAACAGTTTTTGGCAAACTGTCGCTTATAATTTTTACCCGCAAAGGGCATATTTTACTTATACATATCAATACCAAAATCAAGCATTTGGAGCATTTCCATTCAACAACCAATTTGCCAACAACCTCACCACATCTTATCCGATTTTAATTGCTCGTGATTTAGCAAGTTCAATTTCTACATATTTAAGGCCTGCTGGTCAGCAATGGTTTAAAGCAAAGATAAAAAATAAAGAAATTCAAAAGAATGTTTCTAATGAATCGCTTAAATATCTTGAATTTATAACCGATACCATCAATTATTATCTTGAAGATGATAAAACTGGTTTCCCTAGAGCTGCCAAAGAATCAGATGCGGATCTAACTGTTTTTGGTCAATCTTGCTTATCTGCAGAAATAGATTGGAACATAAATCAAATAATTTTTAGAACTTGGTTTCTAAGAGATGTGGCTTGGGAAGAAGATTCTGCTGGAAACGTTTCTTTTGTGGTTCGTGAATGGAATACTACAATTAGAAATGCTTATGAAAGATTTGGCATGAAGCTTTCAGCTAAAGCTAGAGCGAAGTTAGAAAAAGAAGGAAATGAGCCTTTTAAAATTATTCATATTGTATTAAAGACTACAGATTATGAAAATTTTTATAGCAAAGAAGAAAAGGGTAAAATCAAATTGCCTTGGGTTTCTCTGTATGTAGAAGTTGACACCAATCACGAAATTGAGTGCGTGGGATCTCCTACTGAAATCTATAGGATCAATCGCTGGGAAACTTTAGGCGGCTCACAATATGCCGTAAGTCCTGCAGTAGTTGCTGGTTTACCAGATGCAAGATTGTTGCAGGCAATGACACTTTCTTTGTTGGAAGCTGCAGAAAAATCAGTTAGCCCACCAATTATTGCCAAACAAGATGCAATTCGTGGCGACATTGGCTTACTTGCTAATACTGTTTCATGGGTAAAAGAAGATTTACCAGGCTCAGTTGATGATAATGTAAAGCAAATGCAAATAGATAAAAGCGGCTTGCAATTTGGCTTAACAATGCAACAAGACTCAAGAGCCATGCTTCGTAGTGCGTTTTATATAGACAAGATCAATCTACCTGTTTTTGATTCTAAAATGACAGCGACAGAAGTAAGGGAAAGAGTAGCTGAATATATCAGAAACGCAGCACCATTATTTTCTACGATGATTGCAAATTACAATCAACCTCTTTTGAACATGGTATTTACCTTGTTGAAAAGCGTAAGAGCTTTTGGACCAAAAGAATTTATTCCCGACGAGTTAAGAGATCCTCTAACTGGAGACTTGCGGGATGACATAGACTTTAGCTTTAGTTCTCCATTACTTGAAGCTGAAGGCATGATTAAAGCGCAAAAATTTGCTGAGATGAAAGCAATGATTGCTGAATCAGTAGCCCTTGATGCCTCTACAATGTATATACCTGACGCTTCTATTGCTCTTCGTGATTCGCTTGAAGGCATTGGCATTCCAGCTAAATGGCTTCGTGATGAAGATGTAGTTGTTAGCATGGTTGAGGCCGAAAAGCAAAAACAATCAGCACAAGAATATATTCAAAATTTAGCCGCTGGCGGTCAAGCTGCTGAAAACATAGGCAAAGGCGCACAAGCGGTTCAACAAGCGGGCATAATTTAGCTACTATAGCTCAGTAGGTAGAGCACCTGTCTTGTAAACAGGATGTCGTGAGTTCGAATCTTACTGGTAGCACCAATTATTAAAAATGAAAAAACCAAAAAACTTTAGTATAGCTCTTGAAAACTATATCACAGAGCCTCAATTCTTTGCAATAAGAGCGTTAGAAGAGGGTAAAGCGACAGATGTTCAGCAAAAAGTAGCTTTAAAGGCCATTGCTGAAAATATTGGGGAGTTTCTTCAGGTTTCTTACGAGCCAGACCCAATGGCTACAGCTTTTAACGAAGGTAAAAGATGGGTAGCAAGATTTCTCTTTGAAGTAATTACCGCTCCAGTAACTTACTTTAAAGCGCAAAAGAACCAAAGTAAAAGACCAAATATTAACCAATAATTAAATTATGCAAAATATTGATGCTGGTGGATTACCAGCAACCAACGAACCTGCGCCAAGCGTAGATAATTCAAACACTCCAAACATCACTACTATTACCCCGACTATTGTTCAAACTCCTAGTGCAGAAACTGCGCCAGCAGTTGAGGCACCAAAAGCTGAAAGTCCCATTACCACAGAATCAAAACCAAAAAATATTCTTCATGTCGAAGATGCTCCAGCTCTTACGGCAGAGCTAAAACAAAAACTTTCAAGAGGTGATGAAAAAATTGCTAAATATCTTGATAAGTTTAAGAATATTGAAGACTTGGTTAAGTCTAGTCGTGAGTTAGAATCTAAATTTCACAAGACTAGAGCACTTCCCGAATTACCAAAGGATGCAACGCCAGAGCAAGTAAAAGAATATCGTGAAGCTGCGGGTATCCCTGATACTTGGGATAAATACAATATCGAGCTTGACGGTGTAAATATTGGAGAAGCCGATCAACCAATTGTTAATGACTTCCTAAAACGTGCCCATGAAAAGAATTTGCGCCCAAGCGAAGTAAAAGGTGCTTTACAAACATATTTTGAAGTAGCGACCCAAAAGAATAAAGAGTTTATTCAAAATGCTGAGAAACAAACAGCAGAAGTGCAAAAAGCTCTTCAAAAAGAATGGGGTCATAATTTTGACACTCATAAGAATATGATTACTAATCACTTACAAAAAGAGTTTGGAGAAGAGGATTTTAATAAAATCACTTCTGCTACTTTGCCAGATGGCACTATGTTAATCAACAACCCAAAATTGCTGAATTACTTTTTGTCAGGAGCTAAAAGCAGCGGTCAATCTCATACTATATTACCAAACACAAACGATCCAATTTCTTTAGCTGATAGAGGGAAAGAAATTGAAAAGCTACAGAGAGAAAACCCTCAAGCTTACTATAACAGCCCTAAAATTTCCGAAGAATATAAGTTAATTCAGGAAGCATTAAAACAAGTCAGAAATTCGTAAGAATCTAATAATTGAGTTATTCATTATTAGTGCGGGAATCCGCAACATTTAACACTTTAGCTTAAGGACGCTTAAAAAAACAAGGAAGACCCTTTTACAGGATAATCTTTGAATTTGTTTTTAGGAGGCACAATCCGCAGGGAAAGTTTCTTTTTAAACAATTAAAATTAATTATTATTATGGTCGCTCCTATTTTTAGTCCTGTGGCACCTCTAACGGTGTATGACACAGATATTATGTTGGCCGCTAACCAACGTCAATCATTACTACCTGGTTCCGTTACTAATCGTGCTATAGACAATGGCTCATCTTACATTTTTGAGATTGCGGATGCTGGATATACTTACGCCAAACAACGTGCTCCAAACAGCCAAATTCCTACTGGAAATTTTTCTCAAGTTCAAAAAACTGCAAACATAGTAACCCTATGGTCTGAGGTTTTTAAGTCTTTGGAAGAAGTTAAAGGCTCTCAAGGTGATTTAAAACGTATCATGGTTGAGCACACTGCGGGAGAAATCGCAAGAACAGAAGATAAAGTTATTTTTGACGTTCTTGACGCCGATTCTACTGAGTTCGATTCTTCAAACGTAACTATGAGTGCTGACGTTATGAGAGAGTTATTAGGTAAATTACTTAAAGCTCGTTTCAGAATGGACGGCGAAATTTTTGCTGTTGTTGGCCCTTCTGCTTGGGTACAATTGCTTAAAGATCAAGATTTTAAAAACTCTTTGATCTCTGGCACTACTCCAACTAGAGACCTTCCTTTAAAATGGGATGACAGAAGGATCATGTATAGCTTTTCTGGTATCAACATCATCGTTCATAGCAACGTGCCAGGTGTTGGGACTTCTCAAGAAACTAACTTTTTCTATCATAAAACTGCCGTTGGTTCTGTTTATTCTAAAGATCAATTGCTTGGTGTAAATTCAGGCTATTTAGACTGGATGGGTAAATATTTCTGTATCGCTGGTGTAAGAACCGCTTCAGTTGCATTGCAACCTACAGGCATGTTTAAGTTCTATACTGATGGCTTAGCTGTTTAGTATTTCCTTTAACTCAAATTTAAATCTTTATGTCTTATACTCCAAGCGCTCTAGCTCTAATTATTGCGGCTGATAGCGACACTCCTAGAAGCACAACTTCTAACAATATCAATCGCTGGTATTACAATTCCCCTTCAGACAGCTTGGCTACCTGCCAAGGTTCTGGCTATTTCAGTGATGGAGTGGCAAGAGGAATGGCTGTTGGCGATATCGTTGAGGTTGCCGTTGCCAGCGCTTTAAAAACAACTACCCAATATGTTTCGGCTGTAACCTCTACGGCTGCGACAATTTCTGCTGCTGCTTAATTAGCTTAGCAATAGAAAATTTGAGGGGGCGGTGGATTCTGCCCCCTTTTTTATTAACTAAAATTTCAAATCTATGTTTTCAGTTCATGATCTACTTACTACCGATACCTCACACACAAGTTTTCGCTTAAAAGTTCCCGCCAATACCCCAAAAGAAGACCTTACTAATCCTCAAAAATACCGTGAAATTGTAAGAAATTATCAAAATGGCAATCGTGATTTTTTTCACTTTGGAGACAAAATTGAAATTTTGGCAACAAACGGCTCTTTTTATGCTGAATTATTAATTGTGGGCTCAAGTAGAGATGAATTATTTACAAGATTATTAAGTTATAATGACTTCAAAAAAGCGATTAAAAAGCAAGATGAATCACCAGATTTTGAAATAGTTTGGGATGAAAAATCAAAATATAATGTTATCCGCAAATCAGATAAAAAAACAATGAAGCAAGGCTTTTCTTCAGAAGAAGAAGCTCTTTATTTTATTAAAAACTATTAATGGCAACTAAATTAGGTATATACAACCAAGCGCTTGAAGCGCTTGGCGACTCCGTTCCTCTTTCTTCGTTAAGTGAAAATAGGTCAGCAAGACGTGCTCTTGATGTAGCTTGGGATAATGGGTTGCTTAATTTTTGCTTAGAGCAAGGACTATGGGGGTTCGCTACTCGCAGTCAAATGATGACCGCTTCTACTTCAATAATTCCTGAATTTGGCCCACAATATGCCTTTGAATTGCCAGATGACTTTGTGGGTCTAAATTCGATCTGGATTGATAATATGATGATAACACCACTTGACTGGTATCAAGGCCCAGAGGCGGGAGTTATATATTGTAATTATGACACAATTTACATAAAATACACTTCTAATGCTCCTACTTACGGCGGCAATTTAGCTTTATTTCCCCAAGTTTATCAAAATTACGTTTCTGCTGTCCTTGCTAAACAAGCAGAGCCATTTATAACTAATAGCCCTTCTCTTAACGCCAAACTAGACAGAGATCAAGAAAAGGCAAAATTAACCGCATTGAATTGGGATAAAAGAAATAAACCAAGAGAAAATTTACCACTTGGAAATTGGACGAAAGCTCGCCTTGGAACTTGGGGACTGTGGGGGAGGGCTAATACTTATTAATGGGTAAAGTCAATCAGCCAATACTTGCCTTTAATCGAGGCATAATAAGCAAGCTAGGTCTAGCAAGAATAGATGTATCAAAAGTTTTATTGGCCGCTGAAGATCAGGTAAATTGGACGCCTAGATTACTTGGCTCTATGATGCTAAGGCCAGGCTTAGAGTATATTGGATCAAGTAGAAACAACAATAAAGCAATTTATATCCCTTTTATTTTTAGCCGTTCTCAAACTGCTAGAATAGAGTTTACGGATAGTTATATTAGAGTCAGAACAGCAGACGATCAACTTATTACTCGTCCCGCAGTTTCAAGCACAATTACAAATGGAAATTTTGCAGGTAGCTTAACTGGCTGGACTGATAACGATGCAGCAGGAACTACATCTCAGTGGGTTCCTGGCGACTATATGCAACTTGTTGGAAATGGTCTTTCTTATGCAAGGCGCACTCAACAAGTTACAAATCTTAATCCTGGAATATTGCATGCAGTTCGTATTGTAATTCAAAACGGCCCTGTAAAATTTAGAATAGGCACGACCGCTTTAAATGATGATATTTTTCCTGAAACAAATCTTGGAACAGGAACTCATTCGCTAGGCTTTATTCCTGCAGGGAACTTTTATATTAATCTCTTTTCGCCGCTTAAAAGAATTACTTTAGTTAAAAGTATTGAGATAGAAGCTGCTGGAGTCATGGAGCTTCCCTCTCCTTATGTAGAAGAGGATTTATCTTTAATTAGATGGGATCAGTCCCTTGATGTAATTTATTTGGCGGGAGCCTCTAAACAACAGCGTAAATTAGAGCGAAGAGATAACGATTCTTGGTCTATTGTTTTGTATCAACCAGAAGATGGTCCAGTAAAAGCTCAAAATACCACACCAATTGCGATAACAGCAAGCGGCCTTAATGGCAACATTACACTAACCTCTAATCAAAATTTATTCAAAGCGGGGCAGGTCGGTGGAATTTATAAATTAATTTCTATCGGCCAGTCTGTATCTAGCAGCATAAGCTCAGAGGACACTTTTACAAACACTATTGAGGTGGAAGGGATTGGCGTTACAAGACAATTTACAATAATTAGGCAAGGGACTTGGGTTGCTACAGTTACCTTACAACGCTCTTTTGATAGTGGAACCTCTTGGCTAGATGTTACAACCTATACCAACAATGCCACTATTACTTTTAACGATGGCCTAGATAACCAGGTTGTTCTTTATCGAATTGGTATAAAAACAGGAAATTACACTTCAGGAACAGTAGATTTATCATTATCTTACTCTCAAGGAAGTATTACTGGTTATGCACGATTAACAGCTTTTTCTTCGGCGACCTCTGTTAGCGCAGAAGTTCTTAAAGATTTAGGTTCAACCACCGCAACCACGAAATGGTCTCAGGGAGAATGGTCTGATGATGAGGGTTGGCCCTCAACAGTGGCCCTAGCTGAAGGACGTTTATTTGACTCTGGATTAGGAAAAGTATGGGGTTCTATTTCAGATGCTTATGATAGCTATGATGACGAGGTAGAAGGGGACAGTGGCACTATATCTAAATTTCTTGGTGCTGGAGCTATAAGCACGCCAACTTGGATGATTTCGCTTTATCGTCTTTTTATTGGTTGTGATACGGCCGTTAAGGCTGTTAAAACAAGCGCTTTTGAAGACCCAATGACGCCAACAAATTTCCGTGTCGTTGAGCCTTCTACACAAGCTTGCGCCGATATTCCTGCGGCCAAATTAGATAAAAAAGCACTTTTTGCACAAGGTGCTGGAACCAGAGTTTATGAACTTTCTTACGATGAAAGCTCAATAGATTACGCTGCGGTTGAGTTGACTAAGGCTTGCCCTGAGATTGGTTTACCAGGTATTATTAGAATAGCCGTTCAAAGACAGCCAGACACCTTTATTCATTGCGTAAGAAGCGATGGAAAGGTAGCCGTCTTAATTTATGACCAATTGGAAGACTTAAAAGCGTGGTTTTTATATGAAACTGACGGAGAGGTAGAAGATGTAATCACTTTTCCTGGCCCTGGAACAGTAGAGGATTTGGCCTATTAT